AAGGGAACGGAATAAAAGTGCAGGACTAGCTTATATACAATAAGAGGGATCAAATGAAAAACTCACCAGCCCTGCTAGAAGGTTTACTGTGTCAAGATACCAAATCATTCGTAGTCTCACAAGCATTAGTCAAATAATCTTTTGACAGGTGAGCATACCTATTCACAATATTAAAGTCGGACCACCCACCAAGATGCTGTAGAGTATGTAAGGGGGTACCATGTTGCACATGGTGAGTAGCCCAGGTATGTCTAATATCATGCCATCTAAAACCTTTTAGACCAGCCTTTTCAAGAGCGTTATACCATCCAGTATTTGAGGCTCTATTTATTTTTCTGCCGCAGTATGTAAAAACATATGTACCTTTTTTATCTATAGAACCCAGGAGCTCTTTACATTTAGAGTTCAAAGGTACACATAGAGGTCTTCCGTTTTTTGTTTCTGTTGCATCAATACTTATTTGATCATCTTTAATATGATCCCATTTCAGATTGAAGCAGTTACCCATCCTAACCCCAGTAAGGAGTGAAAATATAAAAGGCTTTTTCAAGTGAACTGGGAGTACGCTGATAAGCCTTTTTATCTGTTTATGTGAAAAGTATTTATGAGATCGAGGATCTTCCTTGACTCTTTTCACAATAGGTTTGGTGGGCAACCACCCCAACTCTTCATAAGCGTACATGAGTACAGCCCTGAAGAAACTTAGATATCTGTTTACTGTACCAGGAGATCCCGATATTCCAGCCCTGGCATTAGCTATGTCTTCTTTTGTTATGTCTTTAAGATCTTTGTCTTTGAACAAGGGCTCAAAATACTTTCTATAAGTAAAGTCATTCTTACCCATTTTGTTAAATCTATAATATTCTTTTATTGCATCAGTTAAGTTTTTCATTAGTGTATTTTGTCCCCCTTTCTTTTTCTTGTGTTGTCAGCAATTAAAATCTCAGTAAGTTTTTGTTGCCAAATTTTTTTAAACTCAGGATCCTTTGCTTTTTTCTTTGCAGCAAGCAAAGCATTGTATCTTCTAATTTGTCTATCCATTTTGTCTGGCTCTCCTTTCCCTGGCTTTTTTGTTTCTATGATCCCTGGCTAAATTATTTACTTCTAAAAAAAATACTTCAGATATATATTTTTTAAGTTCTTTTTCAGATAAGCCAGTCTCATTCGTCAACACCACTAATACTTTTGGTGTAACAATTAAAGTCTCGTATTGATGAAATTTTTCGTCAGTAAATCTAAAGGAATATTTTTTATCTTTGATCCACTCGCCATTTTCATCTTCTAAAAAGTCATAGTAAATAAATTTACCATCTTCAAATGCACCCTGGTAATCATCCCATGGCTTTTGTTCTTTGGTTATTTTCACTCTGTTCATTGTGTCCCCCTTATTCATCTTTATTCCACACATAGATTGCCATCATCATGAAAAGCAATACAGCTATAGTTAATTGTTCAATCATCATGACTGATCCTCGTTTTCTATTTCGTGAAGCTTTGCTTTATGATTATAAAGATTATCTCTTTTCTCTTTTAAAAACTCTTCAGCTTCTAAAAGCTCTTTTTCAGCTTGTTTTACTTTTTGCAGTTGATCTAAGATTCTATGAGCTCTCTCAGCTTCACCAGCTCTTGATTCGTTTATAGCATCAACAACATAACCCCTGGCTGAATTAAGTCTCCAGAAACGAGCAACAGTTTTTTTTCTCCAATTAACTTTGTACCTTTTGTCCTCATCCCCATATATGATTTCATAATCACCATGGACCAACTTACCAGGTTCTTCCTTAAAGTGTACTAACATTGTCTCCCTCCTTTTCTTTTAAGCCAAGTTTTTTTCTCTCCTCGTCTATAAGAGCCCAATATATTTGCAACTGCTCATTCCACTCTTCTCTAATTTTGTCTAATTTTCTTTGATACTCTGCATCAATGTTATTCATTTGTTGCATATATCTATCTATATTATCCATCACGCCACCTCCTTGATGTTACACAAAGTATTAACGTCGCATTTCAATACCTCAGCAATTAAATACCACGCCTCTTTGTTTGGTTTGATAAAATCTATGTCTCTGTCAAGTCCTAGATTATGTATTTTTCTTCTTTTAGCATAGCTAAGATCTCTCATAGTATGCTTATACTCATGTCCCCAAAAGTAAGCAACACCCATATAGTTCTTAGTGCCTATAAATTTTTTATCCAACCTAAGCACTTTGACTCTAGCATCCATGGTTATTTCACCTAAGTTCATTACGCCACCTCCCTCTTGTGATTAAATTTGTTGAGAACGGTTTTAACTTCCATTCCCAAATGATACTTGGAAGCAAAGAACGCTATATATTTATAACAGTCTTCCAAAGTAGTAAATATCATATCCCAGTCATCAGCACCTTTGATACGCAGTCTAAAGAGACCCTCATCTCTTTTCTTGGCATCATGATCCCAAACCAAGATATCTATAAAATAAGTAATACTTTTCTTTTTCATTATTCACTCCTAATTAATTAATGATGTATACATTATAAACATAGATTACATTAACTTGTCAAGTTATGTTACAACATATTTCATAAATATTTTTTTTGGTATTAAGCAGGCTATTTTTTTTTGGCTATCACCATCACCCAAGATCTCCTGAGATTGAATGTTATTTAACATGATGCATTCAGTTATTTTTTTTGGTGTGGTCCAAAGTATTTCTTTGCCAGTATCTATTACCCAAAAATCTGCTGTAGTTGATAAAAGAGCTGAAGGTTTTTCAAACATAAAAAGTTCTATAAGAATGTTGCCAGTTTCCTGGCTTTTATAATCTACTTTGACTTCTACCTTGGATTCATTTTCTGGAATGAAAATGTCATACTTTTTAAACTTGCCTGGGATCAATACAGCTGATGGATATTTCTTTTGTATTTTCGCAAGTATTCTTTGCTCTATTTTATTTCCTAGAGCCAGGTCTTTTTTAAAAGCTCTATCTGAACTTTTTATTGACTTCTTGATAGTCACTTTCTGAGATCAATGATTTTATAGATATGTCATTGAACTTATGGTCAGAAGAAGTAATTTTGCTAAGAAGGTCTAGGCACTTATGATCTTGTTGATTTGTTTCGCCCTGGTAGTTAGCTATGTTTAAAACTCTTTTTAAAACATCGCCAACTGTAAGATTGTCTATCCCTCTTGCTTTTTGTATTTCCTTCCATCTTGTTTCTTGTGATTCTAATTGTCTGATTTTGTAACCCTCCGTTGCATTTTTTATATTGATCATTTTTTTCATAACATCTGTATATGTATTCCAGTTTGTTATGTCTTCTTGATTTCTACCGCAGGATCCGCATCTGAGATCTCCGTAGGTTGTTGTGCAAACTCCACGGCAAGGAGACCCAGAGAGCGATGATTCGCCCTGTACGGATGAGAGCCTCTCAGAATTAGAGAGACTCTTTTCTAAATGTGCAGCCATATGACTTAATCAGAGGAACTGTCTCCTTGTTCATTCTTTGCCTCTGATTCTACAGCATTTTCCGCAGTTTTTACAGTATACTTCTTAGGTAAAAGAGTTTTAAGCTCATTTGCATCAACAGCCCTTCCTAATCTTACAAGCCTTAACAGCTCACTTAATATAGGTAAAATGGTCTGATCAGCAAATTGCATCTGTGCAATTTTCTGGTTAGTTGCCTCAGAAAATTGATTAGCATCATACTCTCTTAGCTCGTTATCAATATTTAAACTTAATAATTTTTCTTCTTTTTTAGCCATTATTTCTCCTTGTTAAAATGGAATATCATCATCCGTTAAACCTGGTTCCTCGTTTTGATTTGGAAAAGGTTTTCCGCTGTCATTATTTGATTGAAATTTACCAGGCTCTGAAATAGCAAATGTAAGGTTTGGCAGGGGCTTACCATTTTTACCCATCTCTGGTTTGTCTGTTTCTCTTGTCCAGATAGAAAGCCTATACTGCTTGCCTTCTACATCTAGGCTTCCAGTAAACTGAGGCTTCCTGTTCTCTGAATTAACAGAAAATTTAGCTGGTGGAATAGCATCATCATTACGCCATGCAGCTCCACGATTTGTATTATCTTTTTTAGCTTCCATTTATTTCTCCTTTGTTAGCCAATCTAAAAGTAACTTGTTAACAATGTAGGCAACTTTCCTATCATAATATTTATGATTTGGATCTTTTGCTACTTCAAGCATTTTTTCATAAACTGCCATGTCAACTCTGGCACTTATAGATCTTTTTTTATTTACAGATTTATCATTCGCCATTTTTATTCTCCTCTACTAATCTTGTATAAATTCTTGTATCACCCTCAGATCTGTAGCCCTCAAGCACATCTCTGGGAATGTCCTGGTCTTGTACAAGGCGAGTATAGTTAATACGACCCCTGGCTTGTGTCATATGACATTTCACCGTTGGAGTACAAAAGGCACCACCATGTTTTTTTACAAGCATGGCTGAAACTTCTTTCTTTCTTTTATCAAGAAAAGCAAGTCGCTCCTTGTGCTCCTTTTGTTCGGTTAAGATAGAAGACAACTCTGATGTGTAAGCATCTTCTTCTATTGTTCTGTAGTTTATTCCTGGCTCTGCTTTATCTTCAGACCATCTAGCTATAAAAGCAGGATCTTTGCATTTCTCTTTATACCACTCCATAAACTCTTCTGCTTTTGGTATATATCTATCAGCCCAGTTTTCATCTCTTTCTACCCACTCCTGGTAATGCTCATCATTGCTATACCATTGGAAGAAAAGCATTTCATCTATGTCCATACACTCCATGCCTAGCTGCATTTGATGCCAGTAGTTTCTTTTTTGTTCTTTAACATTTGTGCAGGGCTTTGTTTGTGGACATTTAACTTCTACAGCTGATATAGATCCTTTTCTGCCTTTTCTTAAAACTCCATCTGGTGACATTCCAAGCCAATCATATTTCTTATGAATAATAAATGATGGCTGTCTTACGACATACCCCATTGATTCTAAAGTTTTCAAGGCTTTTGGTTCACTTTCTTTTCCATGAGTTATGGCAAACAAGGCTCTTGGGTCAAAAGGATCTTGAGTAAGTCTGTGAGACTCTCTATACATATCTCTACCCAGGGCTTCCCATTGATCGCCTTTAGTCCACATACATTCGTTTGCAGCTTTTGGGATTCTGGTTCCAGTTATCCTGTCTGATCTTTGATCGTGCCAGGCTTGAGATCCTTGTTTTATTGGTATTACATTATCTGTCATTTCTACTCCTTAGATTCTTTTTTTGTATATATTAAAATTAATTTTTGTCTTAAATCAGCATCACTTATTAACTCAGCCTCTCTGTCATAATTTTTAAAAATAGCTTTGCGGTCTTCTTTTGTTTTTGCTTTGTTTAGCTCATCTGTGAAAGCTTGAAGAGTTTCAGCTGTTTCATCAACCTCTGTTTGCTCACTTTCAGGATCTGTTGTTTCGGGTTCTGTTTGTTCAAACGGTACACAAAAAGTTTCTAACAGAGCATCTCTATATGCAAATGACTTTGCTGCCTCTAGATCTTTACCTTGTGTTGATTGGCTGTGTCCCTCATAACTTCTTTCTATATAAGACTCATCTTCTAAAGATATAAATCTTAGCTTTCCAGAAATTCTTGTGTGTGTTGTTTTGCCATCTATAAACTTTGTAGAAACTTTTACATCCTGGGGAGCCAGGATAATTTTGTTTTGTGCCAGGGGCAAAGAAAATGCCTGGACCACAGACTCTATGCCTCTGTAGTTATAGTTAGCGAATTTATTCTTTTGTGTTTTTGCTATTGGATTTGCAAGCATATGATCTTGAACATTTGCCATAGCTGTATATATTTTTTTTACTGTCATTTTGTAAACCTCCACCTGGAATTATACATTTGTAAACATTAAATGCAATTATTTCTTTACATTTCTTTTGTAATAATTAATAATTCAAAAACTAGAGGGAAAGTTTATGTCAGTAGAATATATTACGAAGGTTATAAAAATAGATGTTACGCCTTCACAAAAGCTCATTTTATTTGTGCTTGCTAATTATTCAGATGAACACGGCAGATCATACCCATCACACAAAAAATTATCAGAGATTACTTGTTTGTCATTAACAGCAATCAAAGACAATTTACAGAAACTTAAAACCATGGGGCTGGTGGATTGGGAAAGAAAAAATAATACCAGCAATACATACACACTTCAGGTAGAGCCGTTAGGTGGCTATCAAACGCCACCAGGTGGCTACAATACTAAAGAGTATACTAAAGCTATATATATTTTAGATTTGGGTAAAATCAATGAGATATATAAAAAGGTTTGTACAAGTCCATATTATAAAAAAAGTGCGAACACATTTACAGCTGAGAGAAGATGGAAGGATCTTAGAGATCTTGGTAGAAAAGGTATAGTTTCTCCCAAGACTGGTAAAAAAATAGATCTTGCTTCAGATGAGTTCTGGAAGAAATATTTTGACATAGCAAACTCTGAGGGACACATAAATCATTTAAGGGGATTTATGAAAGGCAAACCTGATCTAAGAACCTTGCTTTCACCAAATCAATTTAATTCAATTATAGAGAGGAAATATGGCTGACGACAATGATATTACAATAGGTTCTACTGGTCCAGCTTTTACAACAGCAGCTGGAGGTGTTGCATTAGGTAATGCAAATGCAAATACTCTTCTTCAAAATACGGATCTTGTTAGAGACTTGAAGATGCACATAAGAAAGCTTGAGAATGATCTTACCCTGGAAAGAAATGAAAACACCGCTTTGCTCTCTGAGATAAATGAACTTGAAAATAAACTCTCTATATTATCTGAAAGAATTGGACTTGATGCCTTTAGCGACAAAGAATTGAAAATTATTCTGAGCAAAATACATCCAGACAAAAACGGTAACTCAGAGTCATGCAATGAGCTTACAAAAAAAATTAATTTATGGAGGTCTAAATGAATCAATTTAATTCTGTTGCCGAGCCCACATTTGACCTAGAAGCAAATGTATTAGGGTCAATGACATTGAGTCATGATAATTTTTCAAAAGCACAAGAGAATGGATTAATGCCAGATGATTTTATTACCCCTTCATTTAAAAAAGCCTATGAAGTTATGCTAGAAAAACAAACATCAGACATAATTACACTACAAGGCTCCCTTAATGAGTATCATTTTGATGAAGTAAGGATAGCGGCTGTTGAGTGTATATCATCAAGTGGCTTTCAACATTGGCTAAAACTGATGCACGAAAAAACATCAAACAGAAAATTATTAAAACTTGCGGAGCTTATTCCAAATATTGTGGATGAGGATATAAAGGTTGAAGAAAAAATAGATAAAGTAAATCAACTTTTAGTAGAAAACAAAATTACAAAAAATTTGGGAGCACCTCAAAGAGCAAATGATATTTTAAAAAATGTTGAGCAAGAACTTAAAGACACAGAAAACATTCACAGAAATTTAATAAGAACAGGATTTCAGGGCATAGATAAAAGAATTAATGGTTTCAAAAAAGGAGATCTTATTATTGTGGCAGGCAGACCAGGCATGGGTAAAACTACCTGGGCATTGAACATAGCAACTCAAAATATTTTAGCAGGAAAAACTGTGCTGGTTTTTAGTTTAGAAATGACT